GATGCCCGCTGCTTGCATAGCATTCTGGCTTGCAGTATCGCCTAACGCGTATCCTATTCTACCACCCATAGCTACTTCATCTCTATTCATACTTTGATCTCTTATATATCTTTCATATTCTCTAATCATATCTTCCATTTGCTTTTGTTTCATGTACTTTTCTTTACCTGAAAAATATTCTTCTGGAGACATAGTGCCATCACCATATTGCATTCTACCACCCATAGCATAACCGCCTCTACCTTGATTATATTCTGATATTTGAGAATTAACAAATTGTTCTACTTTTTCTGGTGATTGTCTTAGTTCAGGATTTAAATTAGTATAGTATTGAGTTAAGTATGATTTTAAAGCTGGTACATCTCTAGTAAGAGCTTGTACTTCTTCTTCTGATTTACCTGCCATAGCTCCACCAAATAAAGCACCTGCTCCTATTCCTAAAGCTGCAAGCCCTGATTTACCTTTTAAAAATTCTGGAACAGCTAAATTAGACATAAACTTAGGCATTCCTATTTTAGGAAGTCCAAATGAACCTGTTCCTAAACCATATGCACCTGCAGCTAATAATGCTGCTTTACCAAGATCAGAACTAACAATATCTTTTACACCTTTAGTAACTTTTTTAACGGCTTTTTTAATGCCTCCGAATAATGCCTTTTCTCTTGGTACAGCGTTCATAATACCACCGCCCATGTATAATTGTCTATTCATCTGTCCTCTAGATATTGTCATAATTTAGCTAATTGTTAAAGCAGGCTTTTGATACCTGGAATTCTAACTTTACTTGGTTTTTCCAAATAAATCAAGGCTTGGCATGATAACTTTGACATCTCTTCTAATGTCTTGTTCTGGAACGTTTTTAGCCTTCCATTCTTGATCATCTTTATATACTTCGCCTGTTTTTAAGTTAGAAATAGTCTCAATTATCTTCTCTGGTTTTAATGTTTGCATGATTTCCTATGTTCTATCAAACTCTAATATTGCAACTGTGCCTTCAAAAATATCAGCTGTGGCTGCTTGCAGTTGTAGTTTGTCACTTTCTTCTAATATAATAGTACCATCCGCTATCGACTTTGAGTTACCACTATTTACAGTATGCTCTGCAAATTGAAAACTAGTTGTTACAGAGTTATCATATATAAAAGCTTTTATCTCTACATTACCCGCTCCTACATTAGCTGTATGTATATTTTGTACAATAGCTCTTGAGTTAGATGGACAAGTATAAATGTCTGTCTTGTCAGTAGAATTTAAATCAAATTGTGCGTTCTTATATCTATTAGCCACTACTTCCCCCTGTACTAAACCATGTTAATCTTTGTGTTTCTTCTCTTAAATCTTGTTGAAAGGTAGAATTTAATTTTTGTACTAATCCGTCAAGATCTCTAATTAAAGCATCAGCCACTGGTTGACTGTATTCTTTACTAGGTCTTGTAAATGCTAATACTATTTTTGCCATTATCTTCTTCCGTCTGCTTGTATATCTAACCTAAAACTTCCTAATTTCCAATCCTGAGATGACCCTGTATTTGCTACCTTTAATGCTACTGATCTTCCTCTTGCTCTTGTATCTACTTTAGTCGTAGATGAAGTAATTGTAAAGGGTCCAAGTGGTGAACTTGCTTGTGAGTTATTTGAATAATTTCTTAAATTTAAAGTCACTTGTGTATCACCTGTTTGAGATAAAAAGTCTGGTATAAATCTTCTTATCTTCATAATAAATTCTCCGTCTCCTCTAAGATCAGCTCCTCCACCCTGGCCTCTAGTAATATCAAAATCTCCAGATTCTATATTAGCAGCTACAGTCGTTGTTGCTGCAGACTTAACTTGATCCGTTCCAGTTTCGTGTTGATAGTATGTTGTAGCTCCTTCAGTATTTCCAACAACATCATAAGATGTTCCTGTTGTATCAAAAGAAGTTGCATGAGGTAAACCAAATACAGATGAATCAACCCAAGTTGTTCTAGCTAAAGAACCTGTTGTCCATATTGGTCTTTGTGGAGAAGACTCCATATAATTATAAGTGACTGATCTATTAACAACTTCAGAAGAATTTGTTGGATAGAACCAAGTAATTTCTCCAAACAAATTATTTAAACCTACATTAATTAATTGTGATGCAGTTGTATTAATATCATCAAATACATAATCTTCTACTAAACATGTCATAGTCTCAAGATTACCAGAGTATTTAAAGAAACCATTATCTGATAACCAATATGCAGCTCCATCTACTTCTAATGCAGCGTTCTGTCCTATCAATCCACAGTTCGTTCCAACTTGTGCAAAACCAAATGTAAAAGGTGGACCAATGAAACGCATTGTAAATAAAGATGTATCTGTCCAAACATAGATTGCATCTCTACCTCTAACCGCTCCTACAATTCTAGATCCATCTGCAAGTCTCTGTGTACCGGCCGTGTTAGTTGCTGTAGGTGTATAAGTATTAATATCTTCTTGGTTTGAAAATCTAATAAACATATCATCTTGTGTTGATTGATCTCCAATCGTTGTTTCTGTTCCATAAAATACTAAGTGTCTATCCGGTGTAGATACTAACATATCACGTGACGCTGTTGGTGCACCTGAAATAATAGTTGCTCTTGTTGCTACAGCGTTAGCTGCGTTTGAATCCCATTCAAATACTTGTGCATTATGTATAAGTGCAATAACTTTATCTCCAAAGTTATCTATAGACCATAAACCTGGGTCTATAACTAAGTCACCTGATGCTGCTTCACCCCATGCTACATAGTCAGATGAGTCTGTAACCGTTGCTCCGTTTGAGTGAGTCGCTGCTGTTGTATTTCTTACACCTCTTGTTACACCTGTTAATGTATTACCTGTAATACCTGTGTATGATATTTCTTCTGACCCAATCTGAACAAAGTTTGTACCTGATGATGGAAATAAAGATGCATCTGATAATACAACAGTAGTTGTTACAGCATTAATACCACCACTTAAACTTGTAACAGCTTCTCCTGATACTGTTCCACTCCATTGTCCTAAACCAAATCCAAATCCTGGTGCTTGTTCTGCAGGTCCAACATTATAATAAGCTTGAACTCTAATACCTCCAGAGGATGAAGCACCTGATCCTGATTCATTAGACGGCATAGTAACTGTAATGGTTGTTGAGTTAGTTACCGTTGTAACCATAAATTTTTTATCATCAAAGTCTGTAGCTGTGTAATTTGAATTTGTAATTGTTGTAAAGTTATCTAAAAGAATAATGTCTCCCGCTACAAGACCATGGTCACCAGAGAAAGCAATACTAACAACGGCTGATCCGTTTGTTGTTGTAAAACAATTTGATAAAGTTGAGGTTGCTCGAATAGGGTGTATGTCATAAAACACACCACCTGTATAAGCGTATAAAATTCTGTTTGTACCAATGATTGAAAATTTGTTTCCTGATCTATTAACAATATGATGCATGGCTCTTGCTGCACCTGTCATATCATTCTCACCTAGTTGTAACCAACCGCCAATCTTCTCAGGTGTATTGTACCTAAATCGAACATTGTCACCATCAATCCATTGCCCTTCAGCTTGTGTAGGTGTCAGTTGTTTATTGAATCCAGGCAAAAAGTTTAGTTTTTGTAACATAAGTCTCCAGATTATATTAGATTGCGCTGATTATCAACGTTATTTGGGTATGCCCAACATAGGTCTTTTATCATACAAATTGGTTTTTGCAAACCTTCCATCTGCATGATTATAGTGTAAAAACACTTGTCCGCAAAGCTTTCCTTCAAAAGGCTTTCGCCAATGCTCTAATTCACAGCCAGAATAGATAAGCATATCACCAGGTTTTAAATTAACTTCTACACCTACTGGTGCACCTGGTTTGATAATACCTTTGTATTCATCAATAACTGTATTTGCTCCTGTTGGATCTAGATAGATAGGCCAGTGATCACCACCTAAACATAGTGTTGTAGAGATCTCGCAACTAGGTCTATCTTTATGTCTGTTTAAAATATTACCTGTTCTATAAAGTCTTGTGTAAGAATAAGTAGGTACTAATTTAAGTCCTGTTTTCTTTTGCATGGTATTAATCGTTTTAACTAATAAGACTTCCATAAGTCTATCTGCATATTTGGCATATGATCCTGGTACTTGTTTATCATGAAAGTTACCCACTAATGGATTACCTACATGTGTAGTATAATTGTTTATCATCCAGTTATCA